CCAAGATCTATCAGAACATCTATCGTATCTCCGTCCAGTACTTTCACTATCTTTGTCACTCGGAAGTTGTAACAACTCTTCCGACTTGGGGGTGTCATCGCTCCCATCTTCTTGCTCCATAAGTGTATTATTTAGCAAGAGCAAGGAATCATCAATCAGAATCTCTACTCCTTTACGACTCTGCTCGGCTTCCCAATTCCTCATCTCCTGAATCCATGCGTTGGGATTCAGGGGAGACGTGACTATGAACAATGTCGTTAGGATACCACTCATCGTATTTAAAAATCCAGTAAAGTGTAACACTTACTCCGATTAAAAGCAAGCCTATCAGGATATTTATTGACCATACAACCTCACCCTGCATACACTTCCCCAATCTCCCAACATTCAATACCTTGAGTTCTGACCACATCCATAGTTAATTCTACACGATTTGCAGGAACTATCACACAGTATCCAATACCAAGATTAAATACTCTTCTCATTTCCAACTCATCCATATTACCTTGACGTTGAATCTCCATAAAGATTTCAGGAACACTCCATGCATTCCAATCTACATGTGCTTTCAATCCTTTAGGTAAAGAGCGTGGTAAGTTTTCTGGAATACCACCACCTGTAATATGAGACATACCATATACTTCTTCTACCTCTCCTAATAACTTCTTCACTACAGGAGCATAGATTGTAGTTGGTGTAAGTAATTCAGGGTGACTATAATATCCCAACTTAAGTCTACGGGCCAAGTAATTAACAATACTGTACCCATTACTATGAAGACCACTACTTGCTAGTCCAATAATTCTATCACTGGGTTTAATACTCTTACCGTCTATAATCTTTTTCTTTTCTACTATACCCGTACAGAATCCTGCCATATCAATCTTATTCTGATACTGAGGATGTTCAGCAGTCTCACCACCTAACAATTGCAAACCTGCTATCTCACATCCCTTAAGAATGCCAACCATAATATCAGCAACATCTCCATCCAACTTCTTAGTAGAAATATAATCTAAGAAGTATAATGGTTCAGCACCGCATGTGATTATATCATTAACACACATAGCAACAAGATCTATACCTATAGTTGTATAGTCACCAGCAGCTTGTGCAATGTCAATCTTAGTTCCTACACCATCAGTTCCAGATACTAAGACAGGTTCCTCGTATCCAACAGGAACATTAAACATACCACCAAACCCACCAACTTTAGGAACCTTTCTTTTAAGTTCTTCTACAAATTTATTGCCAGCATCTATATCAACACCAGCAGTTTTGTAATCTAATACAATTCCTTCTTTTTTAAAATCAAGAGGTGTAAAATCATCAGTCACGTTGTCTCCAATCATCAGATCTTTCATTATGAAACCAGTCTACCACATCTTGTGGATCTCCGAAACCCCTTCGATGATGAGTTGAATCGGGGTCTCCAATGTTCAACTCATTCAGAAAAGAATCTGTGGGATCTGTGCTCATTCTTCTTGCCGTATTCAACATACCCCTTGCTGCCGTATTAGCCTTTGATAATTTCTCTGCCCAGATCATGTCTTCTAAACTAACTTCTGTTCCCGAAGCGATGTCTTTACAAATCGCTTCAAGTCTCAACCTGTATTGGGTAGAAAGCATAAGGTTTACATATATTAATGATTATTTATGGTGATATCGGTGCGGATTCCTTTCCAAATCAATTGACATGAATCCTATAGGTAAAAATATTACCCAACTGAATAGAGCAAGAGTATTCATGTTCTGCCCTATCCATTCTGTTAAAAGTCTAAGCATATGCCTGTGCTGCTAACCAAACTGATAAACTTAAAGAGGTTCCCATGATGGTGAGTCGGCTCATCCACCACATTATTTCATGTTTCATAATTAACGTCCCATTGGAATACCTGCAGCCATAAGACGAGAGATATTATCAATCTCTGAATTATTCCTACAGTAGTCAACAAAATGAGGATGCTCCCGTAGACAGGAAACATCCTCTTTGCTGTGTTCTATTGCTTCATATGCACTCATAGCATACTCACATATTTCATAATGATGTAGTTGATTATCGTGATATCCAACTGTGTAATGTTTTTGTTGAGTCAGGGGCATGATTTTTCAATCCCAGTACTATCAATATTTATAGCACAGACTAGTAATTTTTGCCTAGTTTGGTGTGGACTCCAACACTCTGTTAGAGTATCAACGCACCGATAACAAATCCAAGAGCAGCATTTAGACACTTACTTTGATATTCAGATAGATTAAACTTCTTCTCTATCTTTTCTAAAATTTTCTTATCCCATTCAACTCCTTTGTCGAATGAAGATTTTAGAAGTGATTTAATTTTGTTCATTTTTATAGTTGGTAAGGTTTATCATCAGTGGTAATCTTAAGAGGTGCTTGCTCAACACGAATAGTTTGAACTGGACCAGCACTAGACTTTGCAATGATTGCTTCAATATCTTTAGCAGTAACAGGAGGGGGACCACCGTTTCCACCATTACCATTCATCTTCATAGTTCCATCACCTTTCTTAGATGCAGTTTGAATCCCAAAGCTAGCCAAAACTCCTGTAAAAACTGAAGCAATAAAGGTCGGATCAATTTTCTGTTGAGGAATACCTGGTATAGAAACGTAATTTAAAGTCAAAATGGCCCCCGACCAGCCAAGAACGGTAATTCTGACAGCTGTACTAATGATTGCTGCTTGTTCTTCAGCATCGGGAAGAAGAGCATCCTTTGCTTTGCCAAAGAAACCTTTCTTCTTTTCTTCAACTTTTTTCGCAACTTCTTCAGTTACTTCCTTAATATCTTCAGGCATAAAAATAAGGCGACTGTCTTTTATTTAGTCGCCTTAATGTTTTTTTAATTTTTAACCACCATCTACTTGACATCCAAGCATCGCACCAGTAACAATTCCCGTTGGTATGGCCCACCAACGACCATCTCCTCTAGAAAGAACTGCTCCTAATCCACCACCTAAAATTGCTCCAGCAGCAGTGCCATCAGAACAATCATTAGTGTCCTCATAAACAGTTACATGTCTACGATAATATGGTCGTGGTGATGAAGGTCTTGACCACCTATCAGACCGTAAATGAGGCAAGACAGGTTGACCCAGATGATCATATTCACAAGAAACTTCAACAGTATCCTTCCATGACTTTACATAACCAGGATTATCTTCTGTACCTGGCACATACTCCTCTCTATACTCAGTCTTAAAACACTTACGTTGAGTAGAGTATCCTGCTTGTTGTTCACCAGCAAAAGTAGGAGTGGAAGTCAAGAGAAGTAATGATGCAAGAAGAACTTTCATGATTAGAAATTAGTAGGAACTCCTAAACCAGCACCACTAGGACCACCAACAGCAGCATTTTCACCAGATGGAAGTCCTACATTACCTGTAAGAGCACCACCACCTAAAGACCCACCAACCGCTTCAATAGCTTCACGCTTGATGTTATCAATAATTGAATCTCTGTTGACATATACAAGTACGCCACTAGCGATAACGGCAGCAGATACAGCACCAGACGCAATAGCAATGACGTTAACAATTTTTTGAACCATGACCTTAACTGTAAGGGTATTTATTTAGTACCATTATAGTATGCATCATAATATTTGACAACCCCTGATGGAATCTTATGTCCTTTATCAATCCATTCATTAGCACATTCATATATTTTTTTATTGGAGTATTCTCCATTACCAAATTTTTTAAAAAGGATCTGTAAAACTTCTTGACGAAGTTTCATTTGTTCCTCAGTGTACTGGTCTTCAATCATCATTGAGTTTTTCTTCCTCTTTAATGCGTTTTTTTACTTGTTTAGCATAGTAAACATCCTGCTCAGTATACCAGTCAGGATGTTTCTTTGCACGTTTTAATAATTTTTTTGCTGCCTTTTTGTCTTTCATTAATCTTCTATCATGTAAGCCATCATGGTCATGAACAATGTCGTTACCATTACAACACTGACTACCATTGTGAAAACCATTTGATATGTTTCTACTAGATCGATCATATTAATCCTAAAGAACCTGCTGTGAAACCTACTCCACAGAAAAATGCAAATTCCAAAATGCCATGTGCTGACGGTGGAATTTCCAATAATTTTGATTTTAAACGAGTCATTTAAGCTTGTGCTCCTCAGCTATAAGTGTTAATTAAAAACGAATGATAATCCGTTTGTATATGCAGTAAATGCTACTGCTGCTACGAAGATTAATTGATACATGCTTTTAAAATTAAGATCAGTACTCCGACCATTGCAAGACGGCCATTCCATCTCTCAGCAAATCTCCAATAATGATGTGAATAATCAATCATGCTCCTGATGGTGCGTATGCTGGAGTCAGTTCCTGTTGACGGATTCTAATTCCTTTACCACCATCATCGTCGTCATCATCATCAAAACCACGTAGAAGTAATTCCACCATTACAAGTGCTGTCATAGGATAAAAGATCCATAGGACTGCTTTCCAGATTGGGAATGTATCGATTGCGGTTTGTAATTCACCCATTTATTTGAGTTTGCTGATAAACTTACGAGTAATTATTTAGTTATGTAAAGTTTTGGACTAAGTAATTATACTATACCAGGTATAAGTTGTCCAGTGAAAGAGTAACTAGCGAAGGCAGCAACGCAACCAACGATAGCAGCAATACCATTCCACTTCTCAGCGATGGTGAAGTCAACTTGGTCGTTAGAGATTTCATTTGTTTTTGTAGATGATTTTGCCATTAGTAGATACCTGGAATAATTTGACCGTTTGCAAGGTAAGATGCACTTATTAGGATGAATCCCAACATTGCTGCACGACCTTGTGCTCTTAGGAAAATGTTTTTCATTTTAGAAGATACCTGGGATGATTTGACCTGTTGTTGCATAAGCACCGAATGCGGCTACGAAACCGATCATTGCCATCCAACCGTTAAATTTTTCTGCTTCTGGTGTCATTGTTCTTAGATTTAATAGGGATAGAATTTAAAGAGACCTGCTACATTTAAAAAATGCCAGGTATAACTGCACCGAATAGGATATAGTTATGAACAAGTGCGAAGAATCCAATCATCGCTAGGCGACCATTGAGTTGTTCTGCATGTGGGCCGTAACCCTGATAGTCCTCAACATACTGCATAGGTGGTTCAGAAGCAAACATGTTCTGCTTACCATATTCAGTAGTTGTGTAACGATCCATATTTCTGGATGTTGAAGTCATTCGTTCATTAAGAAACGTAACATAATTATATAGGAAATATTAAATCTTGTAAAGAAACTTTACATTAGGGGTATCCGAACAATAAAAAGACCCTCTTATGAGGGTCATAAAGTTAACTTATATTACTCTCCTATTCTTTGTACGGCATCCCGTGCTTTCTGTAATATGTCACCTCTTAAAGGAACATACCCTAACACAGATGCTTTCTCCTGATAGTTCTCAGAGAGTAGTGTTGATAGAGTTGTCTTTATGGCTTCAGTCTTACTACCATTACCAGTTTCATAAGCAAGTATCCATGTAAGCGTAGAAATGGGGTAAGCACCTTCTGCTGCAGGGTTAGGGTCTGTCCCTGCGAGGTTCTCATCGAGTGTAATACCATTGAGTGCCAGAGAACCCGACTCAACTGATGGTGTAACATACTCGCCATTCTTATTCTGAAGGGCAGCAGCAACAATCTCACCCTTAATGTAGGACTGATTAACATAACCAATAGCACCTAATGTAGTTCTAATATTACCAGCAACACCAGCGTTGCCTTTGTTACCTATGCCCACAGGCCAAGCAACTGATTTACCCACACCTAACTTCCACTTCTTGCTGAATGCTTTCATAGAGTTTGTAAAGGCAGCAGTAGTTCCTGAACCATCAGAACGATATACCCAAGTCATTGCTTGGTCTTCACATCCTACCTGTGACCAGTTGTTTATCTCACCGATAGCAACCTGAACTGCTTGCTCTTGTGTAAGTTTTAAATCACAACCAGGCATATTATAACCAAAGGCAATCGTGCCTCCTGTCATAGGAATCTGAACTAGTCCTCGTTTTGCTTTGTCTATATCAACTTGCTTCATAGGATCATCGGATGCTCCGAAGTCCACTGTTTGATCTAGGAATGCTTTTCTACCTGAACCACTACCAACTGCTTGGTAGTTTACTCTGTGTCCTCCTTCTTTTGCGAAGTCGGCAAACCATCTTTGGTATATCTTAGATGGGAATGATGCACCAGCACTTGAGAGTCTTGTTCGTGCTTGAGCACAACCTGGTGTCATTAAAGTAACCAGTGCTGTTAATGCGATAAGCCTTTTCATTTGGATCCGCTTAGGGCAATTTATATAGGTGGTGGTTTCCTATCGCCGCTACTCCTGAAACCACCAAAGGGGAGTACCGCAGTCATAGGTAGCGAACCCACGAACTTTAATATTATAGCATAAAAAAAGACCCCTGCAAAGCAGAGGTCTCGATCCATCTCGAACTAGAGATATTTAGAAAGTGAACTTAGCACCGATTTTACCACCGAAGTTGATGATGTCATCGCCAGTTGAATCCTCATCAGAGATTCCAGAGATTTCGCCGTAAACAGCAAGATCTTCGTTGATTGCTAAAGAAGCACCTGCCTTACCAGAGAACTCAGTCTCGGTGTCATCAGCAGCTTCGCTATGAACGAAAGCAGGACCACCTTGGATGTAGTATGCGATCTTACCTTCAGATGCAGAACCGTCGAAACCGACAGCAACGTCTGTAGTAGCACCTGTATAGTCTCCATCAGGATATGATGCGTTTGCTTCTACATTCACATAAGGACCAGCAAAAGCGGCTGAAGAAAGTAGAAAAGGAGCAGCAGCTGCAGCTGCTAATGTTGATTTGATAGACATGATTGTTTATTAGTATCTCGCATGGGCATAAAAAAACCCTGCGGATGATAGCACTCCCGACATGGAGTACTTTACATTAACACAGGGGTACGATCTTTCGATTCCTTTGTATAATATTTATTTATATTAACATAACTTTATGATAGTGTCAACCCTCTTTTTTGAGGTTAGAGTTTTCGGTTATCCGACCCATATACGGATCATAATCCATATATTCTTTAATATTAACATTAGATCCGTTAGTTACCCAGAAATTTGAGAGAGCTTGATGATTTCCTCTATGAATCAAATCAATATGTTCTTGATGAATAGATGATCCTAACTCTATCTTATATAAAAGAAGAGGAATAGAGAATGTATTACCAGAATTATAAATCAAATCATCTGCTACTGGTCTAGGTTTACATCCATTATCAAGTTTATATTTGTTCCCTCTACAATGAAGTCTAATTAGTTTCTCTGCATGATGTCTATTAATAATATAACATGCAGTGGAGAAATCATTTACAAATCTCTTATGCAATCTAACATGTAAATCACCAGTACAAATAATAGCTATCTGAACTACATCATAATCATAAGGAAGGTATGCAATAAAATCATCCCAAGTAAAATTCCAGAACCTAACTAAGTCAAGATCACAATCATCTTCCATCATGATTGCATAAGGAGCATCACTAGTCTCTAAGAAATGTTTCATTGCTTTAAGATGAGATGTAGTACATCCTATCTCTCCACCAGACATCTGATTAGGATACCTTCCCTTAAGAATGTGACTTAGATCATCATCCCTACCATCATATGCAGAGATTCTTTCATAGTCGGTTATCTCCCAATACTTAAACTGCTCCTCCATATACTCTCTTCTCTCAACATGATCATCGAGATTCAAGTAATAAACAGGACCGAAGTTCTTAAGTTTATGAGTAGATTTATTTTTTTCTCGAAATACAGGTTCCATTAAAATTTAATAGTGAAAACTTCTTCTTCAGGTTCTCCAAACTTTACAGTGTCTGGATATTTTTCAGATAGATCTTTAGTGATCATATCCATTATAGCATCATTATCATCGATGTAAACGGTGTATCCATCATCTAATAGATCAATACACAGTTTATATTGTTGACTCTCTGTAAGAATATCTGTTCCTTGCTTATAAGAAACATACTCAAAATAAAAAGGAAGATTATCGATATTCTTATAGATAAAATTTTCTTTTAAGAAATCTGAATGTTTATCGTTAAAATTATCCGTAGTCTGTCCTAAATTATAATCCAACCCCAACTCTTTAGCATAGGCCGCAAAGGCACGGTTATCTCTAGGCAAACAAGGACCACCGAATCCAAATCCAAAGTTCAAATATCTTCTACCTACTCTAGTATCATCACCAATTGCACCAAGCACAGTGGGTATCTCCTCTTCCATACCTGATAGAGACATTACCTGCCCAACCATATTAGCATAACTGATCTTGGTTGTAAGATAACAATTGACCGCAAGTTTCACCAGTTCAGCAGCAGTCGTGGACATAATACTGATCTTAGGTGGAATCTCCTGTATCCTATTATAAAGTTCACATAATTGATCATAGGTTTCATTTCTCTTTCCACCAATCAGAACCATATCAGCTCTTCTTAGATCCTTAATGATTGTTCCCTGTGCAATGAACTCTGGATTATAAAAGACATCTATATTCAAATCATTCAATTCTTTTTGGAACTTGGCACAATCACCTGGATTAGTTGTACATCCTACAATAAATGCCTTACCATTCGTATTCTTCTTCCCTGCTTTCTTAAGATCTTCTACTACTTTCCATACCGCACTCACATCATAACTTCCATCCTTTGATGACGGGGTGGCAACTAGAGTGTATATAACATCACATTCTCTAATGACTTTAAGATTATTCGTAGTAGCTGAAAGTCTAGGAGAAGTAGTAAGTAACTTAGCAACCTCTGGTTCATTAGTACTAATGATTTTACGTTGGAGGTTTTTTACATAACCATCTCTAACATCCGATACTAATACATCGTAACCTGCTTGTTCACAAAGAAGAGCAAAACAAATACCCAATCTTCCTGCACCGATTACTCCTATTTTCATAATGATTACTCCTTAAGTTTTGCAGTTATTAGTAAATGCCATCCTAGTTTCTTTTCTAGAACTTCAAACATTTCATTTGGCATTGTTTCAAACCAAGGTTCCTTTATGTACTCACCCTTCTTATAGGGTTCGATTTGATAGGGGAATATATGGTCTCTCTCAATAGATAGAACATCAAATTGATCACCCAACAATTCATAAACCTCGTCCTCAGTATATGTATAAGCAACTGGACACCCATATTGGGCCTCTGGTTGATCTAATCCAATACTAATCATATAATTTTTCCAAGAGTCTGATGAGTAAATCATCAACTTAAATACACCATCCTTTGCCAAATACTTACTGATTTGTTTGATCACCTTTTCAGGATGAGGAGTATGATGTATGACACCCCAAGAGTATATTAAATGATACTTATCTAAAGGAACAAAATCCGAAAGATCTTCAGAGTTTCCTTCATAAAAATTACCTCTCTGATTATATACCTCAAACCGTTTTTTTGCAAGTTCTAAACTCTCTTTAGAAAGTTCTACTCCAGTATAATCTGCACCATACCTAGCAAAGTTTATACCTGCTGTGGCCATACCACATCCTATCTCTAAAACCTTCTTCCCATTCCACTCATTAAAGTGCGAGAAGGATTTGATATGAGGTTCTACAAAGAACTTCTTCTTTTCTACTTCATCAAAGTAAGACTTAGTTCCTACTTCCTTTTTAGAATGTCTTACATTACAAGGTCGATCATTCCAAAACTTTTTTACATCATCAATAGTTGCTGTCATTTTACCCAGAGTGTGCGATGCGGTTCTTTAGATAAGTCTTTAGTAGGTTCCTTAGTATAATACCATATAGAAAGTAACTTTCTAAATCCTTCTTTAACTTTGTTTACACCATGATAGGTTTTATTATTAGTCGCAAAAAATATGCAGTTGTTTAATCTTGAAGGAACAGACTTATGTTTTTGTAACTTAGTATCATAAAACTCAAAGCACCCACCTGACTCTAGTGTAGCATCTTTATTCATATAATAAAGAAGATTCACAGAACGATAGGCCTGCAGATCATTATTGTAATTAAAATCTATATGAGTGGTTAAGTGACTACCTACTGGATAGATATTTAACCCTCCACCATAGAGACCTTCATCAATAAACAGATCATCAATACCAGTTGCCTCACTGAGTCTTGAAATAAATTCAGGACTCTCTAGATCCTTTATAAAACTAGAGATACTGTTAGGCATTGCTACCTTATCAGTTAACTCTT